AGCGTTGCATCTGCTGATGCGAATATATTGTATACTGCCATATTTTTACATTGTTACTACACGTCCTTGAATATCTATGTCAGGGTATTTAACTTCAAAGATACTTGGATCCAATGATGGATAGATAGTACCATTTAAAGTTGCCGCTGGTATATCGTAACTATATTGTGAATAACCTGCTGAAGTTCCAGCTATATTATTAATTGAGACTCTCTGTACCGTTTGCACACCCGCTACTTTATCTAGTAGGGTATAGATCTCAGATAATACAATAGGTTGGTTTATCTGCCAATTGTTTCTTTGGAAGTAGGCTTTTAATAACTCTAAACAAAGAGCTAATACCTCTCTTGTCGTATAATCCGGTCTTATTATGATATCAAAGTTAACTTGTATATTGATTATGTATGCTGGTTTTAATAAGATTGTGTCAGTCAACATTCTATAATCCGCTAAGTACGTTTGTATGTTTTTTAATAATGCTGCTCCAGGTGCTGTAAATGATCCGTTTGCATTATAGGATAATAGGTATAGAGATGTTGCTAGCGGATCTTTCTCACCAGGCTCACCTACTAAATAAGGTGCAAATATAGCGCTATCTTTAGTAACATATGCTTTTGCTACTTGACCAAACTTAGCTGGCATTCCTAAAACTGTACCAAGATAGTCTTGTTGTGTTACAGCTCTCATCTGAGATGGAAACTTAGATAGAGTGTTCAATTTAATATCAGTTGCACTATCTCCATCACCTCCACCAACTGCAACTATTGAGTTGTTTGTTGCTAATGTGTTTCTTATTGCTGCTTCTACGGGTGGGTTGGTTGGATTAACAAATACTATATTAGAATTAGCAATATAACTTAGTTCGTTTGTTAGTACGTTTGCACTAGCTCCACCACCTACTAAATAACTTACCGTTAAAGTAGTGTTTGCCGGTGGTAATCCGTAGGATGGATTTGATACGAAGTTAGTAGGATCGTATGCTGTATTTAGTAAATCAATACCGTTAACAGTTCCTATACCGACGTTAAAAGGATTTGGTATGGATCCAGATGCCGTTGTTACACCAGCTCCAAACTCTAATTCCAGTATTCCGTTTGTTTTAAATCGAGAAACAAATCTTCTAGGTACATTTAATCTTTCTATTATATAAGGAACTTGGTTGGCTTCTTGATACAAACCAGGATAGTTCTGTGCAGTATTATCTACTGGATTCAAAATAAAATCTTGAGCTAGATAGGGCACTTCATACCACCTGTTACCATTACCGTCATAAACACTTAATATCTCAATTATATTATTATCTTGAATTGATCTTATTGAAAATCTCTCAGCTGCTCCAAAAGATAGTGTTGTTGTTTTAACTTGTCCAGAGATTGCTTGTGTACTCTTCTTTAAGAGATACGTATTTGGATTACCACCAACCGTTGTATAAACTGAAATTTCTGTTGGATTAATTGATGATGATAGATTAAAATCTATTTTATTTGGGCAGTAAAAGAAATTATTAGCGTTTACGTTTGATCTAACTTGCATGCCTTCTTGAATAGTCATAGCATAGTTAAAGTTAGGCTCGTAGTCGATATTAGCTGGTATCTGTTGATATACGTCTAAAGTTGTGATTGCTGCTGATGTTACCTTTGGTCTGTATCCGAACATATACGCCATAGCATATAAGTTGTTAGGTTGCTTTGCATACTCTAGGAACGTCTCTTGTAACTGATTATCTAAATAAAATGACAATACGTCACCAACGTAGGAAGCCATCTCAATGAACATGGTTCCTGGAGAAGATGTTGAAAAGTCGTTGTATGCAGTTGGATAATACGCTCTTGCATACTCAATCAACGCCTCTTTGAAGGTCGTAAAATCTTTATTGAGATATCTTATGTCTTTATTGGCCATTTAGATTTAGTATTACAGTGTCAGATTCACCAGTGTTATTTATTGTGTACGAAAACGTTACGGTTAATAAATTTCTATCAGGATCACCTCCGAAGGTTAAATTTACTATTTTTACATTTGGAAAGTTCTGCTCTATTCCAACCCGTATCTGCATATCTAAATCGTCTACAGTATTTGTAGATATTTGCTCGAATAACTTCTGTCTTATTCCAGCACCATAGTTTGGAAGAAATATCCTTTCACGCTTATCTGTAAGCAGAAAATTAATCATGTTATACTTCAGTTGCTCCTTGGTAGTATATACCGTTGTAAATACACTTGGAGAAGAAAATGGCAAAGCGACTCCAATTCCAGTGGAAGGTCTTAAATCAAGAACATTTATATTTCTTAAGTTATATGCCATTAGATTTCACCGTTTGCTTTCATTTTAGCCATTAATCCTGAGAAGTCAGGTACTGCGTTTATTTCTATTGCGTCTAGGTTTGAACTCGGTCTTGCTGCTGCAAACATTCCGTTTACTGATTCTACGATTGGAGTATCCCTCTCAGTGCCTGGTGCACCACCTAAACTCTCTAGATCGTGATCTGTCATAGATCGTGCAGTTTCAGCTAGAATGCTGTTTAAAGGGTTATTAGCTCCTAACATAGGGGCTATTACTCTAGGTTGTGCTGTGTTCAGTGTTCCTGGAACAAATTGCTTTCTAGGCTGTGCTACTTCTGTTATAGTAGTACCTCTATTTGCTATAATAGCCTCTTTTAAAATTCCAGCTAATTCCTCTTGAAATACAGCTTTTACCTCTTCTCTAATGATTTTCCTAAGTATGTCTAGTTTTGCCATATGATTATAAATATTTGTTTTTGTATAATTATAAGTTATAAAGTGGATTAAAGCTGTTTACGTAAATCCGCAATTGTTCGTTCAGATGCTTTTATTTGGTCTCTTTTTTGCTTTATTATCGCTAATACTGCTAGATTTGGTATAGGTACTGTCTGTGGTAGTAGTGCCGCTATTTGCTCTTCTAAATCTTTTATATTAGCTGTTTCCGAAGTAATAGCATCTTGTATAGCCGATCTAGTTAATTTAGTGGTTAAGCTTGAAGTAGCAGTTGTTCTTTCAGCTATTAATTGTTGTGCTAGTTGTAACTTAGCTTTAGCCATCATTTTTCTAGTTCTACGTCTCAATCTCTTACCACCTTTCAGTTTACTTACAAATGCATTTAAACCTAATCCTATATTTTCATCTTCATTATCTGGTGGATCTATTTCAAAATCAAAATCTGTTATATTTAGATCGCTTAGGGCGACATCGGGACTTTCTAAATAACTAAGTGATTCAGCTATAATACTTGCTTGTTCTCCTGTAAGTGCTCCTAAATTAGACTGTACTAATCCTTTTTGTATCAATTTTAACTTAACCTCTTCTATAATAATATTAGTATCAGTTGCAAAAGTAAGATCCGATTGTGCAACAATGGCACCATACTTATCTATAGCAATACCTCTTCTTCTTTTATTTGGAATACCTGGATCTGTAAGCTCTTCATCTACAACTCTGATGTCATATTCTCCAAATCTAGCAGTGTTTGGATTTGCATTGTTGGCATCGTAAGCTGTTATATAGGCTGCTAGTTGCTCTTGAACTTGGTTTAAGGTTTGTAGTGTGTTAGCTAATTCAGCAATTACTGGAGATAAGTTTCCGTTAGGATCTTTAGCAGCTTCACAATCTTTTAGTTTGTCTAAGATTGCTTGTATTCTAATTGCTAGTTGATTTGTATTTGCCAATACATACCTTATGAAATCGAGTATAACTTGAAGAAGTGCGTTTATCTCTTTTAGAGTTTTTGTCGCATCTTTTATCGATCCTTTTGCATCTTCAGTGAAAGATGATAGGGTTGATTGTATACCAACTACAGTGAAGATGTTTGGTAATGGTAGTTTTGTAAGAAATCTTCTAATAAAGCCAAATACTTTTACAAATAGTATTAGTATCTTAATTACAAATTGAACAGTTTTAAGTATCTGTTGTAGCCTTTGCACTATGCGTACAAACGATTGTATTGCGTTGTTTATTGCTTTTAGAGTTGGGATAAGTTTAGTTGGATCTATAAACTTACTTAATTCTTGTATTTGACTTCTTATATCAACTCCTAAGAAATTAGCAGCTGCACCAACTGCATTCTTAAGATTCAAGGCTTGAATAGCTACACAGATTGTTCTTATAAGAGCTATCTTATTTTGTATCTTTGCTATATCACTATTACTAATATTTCTGTAATCTGTATACTTGTTGATACTTGCTATAAAATCATCTAGAAAATTTAACTTACTGCTTATTCCAGGTACCTGTGCTAATAACGCTCTATCTTCTGATGAAAAGATTGATCCCTGTGTTGGAGTTGTTGCATTTAAGGCATCCTTAATACTCTGTACTAAATAAAAAGTATTATATTTTACTATTTCAAACCCCGATAAATTTGTAGTACCTGTATTAGCTTGCTGCTGTGAAGCTTGGACAAAGTTAGCTGATGTTATATTTGTAGCTAATCCGTTTGGACCTGAGCTGGTAAACGAACTTATTAATGTATTTGGATACGCCGTGTATTTATCTATCCGTTCTACAATTAAACCAGCTGCATCTTGTATTCCGTATAAAACTTTTTTCTCAGGCGACCATGTAGTACGATCTCCTCTGTCTTTTTTAGCTGTGGCAGGAATGTTTGTGTGTGATAGTAGATATTGAAGGATGTTACATAGATCTAACCTAATAATAGCATCTAATGCATTAAATAAACCGGAATCTAGTAATTTGCTTTTACCTGGTGGTGTTGCTGTGTTTGGTACAGTTGTGTATACTAATTGACCCGTTTTAGAATCGTAGCTTGCAGTTTGTTTAGGTTGTGTATTACCTCTACCCCATAATATCTTATTAATAGATACTTGAAGTTCGCCTATAGCTTTTGAGCTCTTAGTAATTATCTTCTCTATTGGTGTTCCTATATCAGCCATTATTTAGTATAGGTTGTTTGAGATAAACACGAATTATTTAATGAGTCACTAATTGTAGTTGCTTGTCCACTTAATATAGTACTCTTGGCCACAATCATTGGGATTGCTGTTTCTAATTCCTTTGCATTCATCTTTGCTAATGCATCTGCTAATCCCTTTAATGCGTCGCATAAAGCTGATAATTGAATTACTGTGCTCTTTCCCAATAGCACCGGTTCACCTTTTACTTCAGCTTGATATCCTAATTCTATTTTAGGTGATGTTATTAATAATCTCTCTCCTACATCGAAGTTAAGTGTTGCAGGAGTTGATAAACCAATTCCTTTTTTTCCAAATAAAAATATCATATCATCTTTAGAGTGTGCTAATACCCTACCTGATGAAATAATGACCTGTGGTCCTAGATATGGAAATATTGGTTTATACATTTTATTTTATTTAAAAATAATAATTATTATCTACTAAACTCAATTGCATATCGCGAATTAATGTATCTATATCAGCTGTAGAACTTGGAGTACCCGTCTTAATTAAAGTTTGAGTTCCTTTTTGATATGCATATACTGTTGTATTAAAGCCACTTTTTTTAGAAAATAACTCAAAAGCGTTGTTGTAATGGTTTGTATAATCACCTCTAGAGGTACCTCTTGTATCCGTTGGTGTTGGTGCAGGAGGCGGTGTTGGCGGTGGTGGTGGTGGCGTTGGTTCTGTTGTTACTGATCCAGTTGGTGTTGCTGGTGTTTGTGATCCAGTTGGTGGATTTGGGTTAACTGTGCTGTTGGTTAAATTGTCTTGTGCAGCTGGTGAAATAGCATCGAAGCTTGTTAACTGTTGTTGTACAGTAATAGTATTGGTTTGTATACTTTCTAAGTTAGTCTGCCAACTAGTTAATGAAAAATTATTTTGAATATCGTCTATTACTATTTTCTGATTAGACGTTAAGTATATTAGTGATAAATCTCTATTAACATTTTCTATTGTTGGTACCCAAGCCACGTTATCTACTTGCTTACCTTGACCATTTCTAATTATTGTAATTGGACTACCAACACTTCCTGTTTGAGACCAGTAATTCTCATTGGCAGTACCTATTGTTGTCGATCCAAACCTAATTGAGTTACCCCACCTACCTTCCAATGTTACGTCTCCAGTAAATACTCTTAGTGATTTGATATCTGATTTTTCATAAAAGTCAGGACCTAGTGGATAAACTGTTGAGCCTGAGAAAGATGTGTTAACGGGTCTGTTTAGGGACGATGCTGCTATCGGTGTATCGTTGTACCTATTTATGTATTCTGAATAATCACCTAAATCGGGAAAGGCGTTGTGGTGGCTTGCAGCCCATAGATCGAAGGGTAGTGTGTAGTATAGATCTAATTGATTTCTTGAATCATTTAATTCTACACCAGGACCTGCTACTATCTGTACAAACTCACCTTCAACTAGAATGTGTTTGAGTGCTGAGTTGATTGGTTTTGCTAGGTTGTTACCGTTGCTATCTGCTGTTCTAGTTTGGTTACCCACCAGCCATTGAAATTTTATCTTACCTAAATCAGTTGGATCATTATAATCAGGATCCTTATCTTTAGTACCTGCGTAATACGGTCCTTGTATAACGTGAGTAACTCTAGCAATCTTATGAGTATTGCTGTACATTGTTCCAGCAACTTGTCCAGCCGATGCTAGCTGTTGTACTAATGTTTGATTATAATTTGCCATTATTAATTACTGCTAGGTAGTTCTTTTATTTCTTTCTCTT